TAAGTCTACTGTAAATACAGTATGACATACTTCCAACTTAAAGAAGCAAATCGTTTGTATTGGATTGTAAAAGGTCAACTCATCCCTGAATCATGGCAGGAAAAAGATATAATGTCTACTTATGAATCTTATGTAAAAAGATTATGGGGTAACATTGAAGCATATCAGCATGAGATTGGTTTTGAAGCAGCCTGGGCAAAACGACAAGCTCAAAAAAGTAAAAAATACTTGACAAAAACGTAATTATTCTATATACTGTAAAGTATATTATACAAAGGATAATTTAACTTATGTTACCTAAACTACTTGTTGTTGGACACGGCAGACATGGTAAAGATACTGTCTGTGAAATGTTAGAAAAATATGGTTACACATTCCAGTCAAGTTCAAAATTCTGTTCTGAGTTGTTTATATTCAACGATCTAAAAGACAAGTACGGTTACGCTAACGAAGAAGAGTGTTACGCAGATCGACACAATCATCGTACAGAGTGGTACAACATGATACACGACTATTGTAAAGATGATTTGGCACGCCTTGGACGCAACCTGTTTGCTCAAAATCAAATATACTGTGGCTTGCGTAACAAGCGTGAATTCTTCGCCATGCAAAACGAAGAAATTTTTGATTATGCTATTTGGATAGATCGTACAGATCATTTGCCTACAGAAGATCCAAGTTCAATGAGCATCGAACAATGGATGTGCGATTACACTATTGACAATAATGGCGACTTAAAAAGATTAGAAAGAAATGTCGATACTCTTATTCGTACTATCTTTAGAAATCAGGGACTAGGTCACCTTGCTTCCAACGCACCCCGTCCTTTTGAAGAAGACGCTGACAATTTGCACAAATTGTTTTCAGATTAGTCGGACGACAATTATTTAAATCTCCATCAATATGAAATACATTGAATTGCTCAGTGTGTTTAGATTTAAATCCGCACTTCTCACAAATATCTTTTTTCTCATACCCTCGTTGTTTCCATTTAGGTATTCCGTGCCCTACGCCGTTACGTAAACAACGTTCACATAGTGTTCGATAATATGTCTTGCCGTCTTTTTTATAATTTATAGCAGCAGGACGCTGTCCGCACTTACATAATGGTCTCATACTGTATTTACCTCACCTTTTCGGTGCCTTTTTCTAGGTGATTATACCATTAAATTATTCAAAGTCTGCTAAATAACTATAACAAACGCTCAAACATTATTAATAGGAGAAATATAATGGCACTAACATCACCCGGAGTACAGGTATCCGTAGTAGACGAAAGTTTCTACACACCAGCGGAGCCAGGTACAGTTCCAATGATATTCGTAGCCACCGCCGAAAACAAAACTAATGGCGCTGGCACAGGTATTGCTCCAGGTACTACAAAAGCAAATGCCGGTAAGCCTTACTTGCTTACTTCGCAGCGCGATTTGACAGAGACCTTTGGAGATCCAGTATTTTATACTGATAACAACAACAATCCAATTCATGCAGGAGAACTTAATGAATACGGATTACAAGCAGCTTACTCATTACTTGGTGTTTCTAACAGAGCATGGGTTGTCAGAGCAGACGTAGACTTAGGTTCTTTACAAGCAACAGCAGATGCACCAGCAGGCGATCCAGCAGACGGCGCTCTTTGGGTAGATACTGCTTCATCTGCATTTGGTATTTTTGAGTGGAATGGCGCAGCAGCGTCAACAGCAGGCGGACAGAGTTTTTCTGTAAAGACTCCTATTGTAATTACTGATTCTGCTAAAACAAGCGGTAGCACTCCATATACACCAAAAGGTTCAGTAGGCGCAATTGGCGACTACGCTATTACAGCAGGCCTTTCAACTGTATACAGAGTATGGTATAAAAATCAAAGCGGTACTTGGGTACAAGTTGGCTCAACTGACTGGGTAGGTAGCGTTCCTAGTGTAACTGGTTCAGTTGTTGTTACAGGTTCTGTAGCAAGCTCACTACTTGATACTGATGCATTTGTTATTGGCGTCGGCGGCAATAACTACAATGTTACAGCAGCAGCAAGCGGTGGATCAGCAACTTCACTAGATACTATTGTTACTGATTCAAATACTACACTAAGTGGTACAGGTGTTTCATTAGCAAATGTTAACAACCAGTTAGTAATTTACAATGACGGTAGTGTTTCTTCAAGTTTCACAGTTACAGAAGGTAACAATAACCTAGCAGCAACATTAGGTATTACAGCAGGCGGAGCAACATATAATGTTCCAGCACTAGCAATTGATCCTCATACAAGTGTTCCACAATGGAAATCATCAGGTTCAGGTCAAACAGAACGTCCAACAGGAAGTATATGGATTAAAACTACAGAACCAAACAGTGGTGCAAGATGGAGAATTAAATCTTGGAACGCTGACACTGAACTTTGGGATCTAATTAGCGCACCAATTTATGCTACTAACCAAGCAGCATTAGAAGGCCTAGATAAAGCCGGCGGTGGAGCAAACCTAGCAGTTGACGATCTTTATGTACAGTACAACTGGACTGAAGCAGCAAGTAAACTAGGTGATTTTAAAGTATTCAAAAGAGCAGCAAGTGGCAGAACAACTGCTACAAGTGCAATAGTAGCAGCTCAGTTAACAGGAGCAACTACATATTCATTTAAAGCACAAGAAACTAAAGTAGGCGAAAGCGGTGCTCTAAGCGCACAAAAAACTGTTAGCTTTACAGCAGCAGGTACAGCAGCTGACGCAGACACAATGGCAGATGCTATTAACGCAGCAGGCTTTACTAATATTGTTGCTTCAGTAGATGCAAATAACAAAGTTGTTATTGAGCATACACTAGGCGGCGACATTAGACTAGATGATGGTTCGGCTACTAGCCCACTAACACTTCTAGGATTTACAAGTGCAGCTGATAATGTTTATGATGCACCAACAGGTGACTCAACTAATGAACTAGTTATTTCTAACTGGGCACCAGTAACAACATTTACTGCTTCAGCAGATGCTCCAACTTCAACAACAGCAGACGGTACACTATGGTACAGCTCAGTTGTAGACGAAGTTGACATGATGGTACACAATGGTACTACTTGGGTAGGATATAACACACTACATAGTTCAAGTAATGGTACTACCGTTGCAGCAAGCGAGCCAAGCAGTCCAGTAGATCAAGACATTTGGGTTGATACATCAGACTTAGAAAATTATCCAACTATTAGACGTTGGAACAATGATGCTCAAGAATGGAGACTAATTGATAAGTCAGATCAAACTACAGAAAATGGTGTTCTTTTTGCAGATGCACGTTGGAATACAACAGGTGGCAGTGAAGAAGCTACTATTGATGAACTACTATCCAGCGACTTCTTAGATCCAGATGCTCCAGATCCAGCACTTTACCCACGAGGTATGCTACTTTGGAACATGCGTAGAAGCGGCTTTAACGTTAAGAAATTTGTACGCAATTACATTGACAAAACAGCTGATAACCCAAGAATGAATGACGTATCAATGGCATCTTATGATGCAAATCGTTGGGTTACTGAATCTGCTAACCAAGAAGATGGTAGCGGATCATTTGGTAGACACGCACAGCGTAAAGTTGTTGTACAACAACTACAAGCAACAGTTAATAGTAACGATGACATTAGAGATGATGAATCACGTATCTTTAACTTAATGGCTACACCAGGTTATCCAGAACTAATTGGTGAAATGATCAGTCTAAACTATGATAGAGGACTAAGTGCATTTATTGTTGGCGATTCTCCAGCAAGATTAACTTCGGACGCTACTTCATTAAATGAATGGGGTCAGAACGTTGCACTAGCAGTTGAAGACAATGATGACGGACTAGTAAGTAGAGATGAATACTTAGGTATCTTCTACCCATGGGGCTTTACAAGCGACAACGCAGGTAACAATGTTGTTGTTCCTCCAAGTCACATGATGCTACGTACTATTGCACTAAGTGATCAAGTTAGCTATCCATGGTTTGCACCAGCAGGTACAAGACGCGGTGGTATTACAAACGCAACAGCAACAGGTTATATTGATGGCGAAGGCGAATTTGTAAGCATTGCACTTAACGAAGGACAACGTGACACACTGTACAGTGTAAACGTTAACCCGATTACATTTATCAATGGAGCAGGTCTAGTTGCATACGGTCAAAAGACTCGTGCAAGAGGCGCAAGTTCACTAGATAGAATCAACGTAGCACGTTTAGTAATTTACTTACGTGGACAGTTGAACAAACTAGCGAAACCATATATCTTTGAGCCTAATGATAAGATCACACGTGATCAGATCAAACAGGCAGCAGAGAGTTTAATGCTAGAGCTAGTTGGAGCAAGAGCACTATACGACTACCTAGTTGTATGTGACGAAAGCAACAACACTCCGGCACGTATAGATAGAAACGAGCTATACTTAGATATCGCGATTGAGCCAGTTAAAGCAGTTGAATTTATTTACATTCCACTACGCTTGAAAAATACTGGGGAAATAGCAGGCTTGTAAAAATGATAAATAATATTAACATAGGAGCAAATTAAATGGCTATTTCATCACTATCAAGAATCACAGTACCATTGGCTACCGATAGCAGTCCTTCATCGCAAGGATTGCTTATGCCAAAACTTCAATATCGCTTTAGAGTGAGCTTGGAGAACTTTGGTGTTTCGGCGGGCGAAGTTACTGAATTAACTAAGCAAGTTGTTGATGTTACTAGACCAAACGTGAGCTTCGAGACAATGACTGTTGACGTATATAACTCAAGAGTTTATCTTGCAGGTAAACATACCTGGGAAGCTATTACATTAAACTTAAGAGATGATGCAGAAGGAAAAGTTTCAAGACTAGTTGGCGAACAGTTACAAAGACAGTTCGACTTCATGGAACAATCAAGTGCAGCATCTGGTATAGATTATAAATTTGTAACTAGAATTGAAGTTCTAGACGGTGGTAATGGTAACAATGCAGTAAGCGCATTAGAAACTTTTGAACTATACGGTTGTTATGTGGAAAGTGCAAACTATAACTCACTAGCATACAGTGCTAACGAGCCAGCAACAGTTTCACTTACTATTAAGTACGATAACGCTATCCAAACAGGCGAAAACGCAGGTGTTGGTGTAGGCGGTGCGTTCGGAAAAGTTGTAGCATCTATTCCGCAAGTAACTGGTTAATATTAGTTTTTAAGTCAACACGTCAAACTGAATTAGGGGCTTCGAGCCCCTATTTCTTTATATACGCACTTTATTACATTGGATAAATATTAGTATGGCAAATATATTCAATGGTTTTTTTGATAATTTAGTTAATGGTGCATTAGCACCTAAAGGTAACATGGGCGACTGGACTCATGCTGCACGACTATTTACTGATGATAATTTTCGTCTTGCTCCTAAGCAAAAGTTTCTTTTTCATTGTACTCTTAACTTAAATGATAATGTTGTAAACAAAGTTTTACCAGGATGGGTACAACGACATAGTAATGAAGTTAATATGCTTGTAAAAAATATAACTATGCCAAAGTTTGATATACAAGTAGAAACTAAAAACAAATATAACCGTAAAAAGAACCTACAAACTAGAATAGATTATAGTCCTTGTACTATTACTTTCCATGATGATAATAATAGTATTGTAACACAATTATGGACAGCATATTATAACTATTATTTTGCAGATGGCACATACGGCAGCAGAGATGGTGCAGGCGCACCAAATCAAAGTGCTCGTCCTTATGATAGATTTAATACATACAAAGGAAGTGATGCAAATTCATATAGATATGGTTTAGACAATAATCAATTTGAACCTTTCTTTACTAGCATACAAATTAGTCAACTTGCACGTCATCAATACTTAACTATGACTCTTGTTAATCCAATTATTGAAGGTTGGCAACATGATACACTAGATAATAGTGTAAGTGCTGAACCTACGCAAAGTTCAATGACTGTAGCATACGAAACAGTATTCTATGCAGATGGTCCAATTGAAGAAGGTAGTACTCCAAAAGGATTTGGAAGTGTACATTACGATTCGACACCTAGTCCTATTAGTGCAGGTAGTGCATCTAGCCTATTTGGAAGTTCGGGCGTACTTGCAGGTGGTGTTAGTGTGCTAGGTGATATAGCAAGCGGCAAGGCAGATTTAGGAACAATTCTAACAGCAGCACGTACTGTTAGAAATGCAAAAACACTTACAAAAGATGGAATACGTAATGAAGCATTCCAAGTTGCAGGACAAACAATTAGAACAGCAACAGGTACAAATGTAAGTGGACTAGCAAATACAAGTTTTCCTAAGTCAGGAGGAAATGGTTCGCAAGTAACTGAAGCAGAAGCAATAACTACACAAAAAACTAATAAACAATTACCAATTACTACAATTACAACTACACTTAATGAAAATGCCGAACTAAGAGATAAAGTTGCTAGTCGCGCAGTTGCACTAGGGGTTGCTGCAGGATCAGTTACTGCATTTTCTGTAGGTGCAGCACAAAGTTTGACTGCATATGATTCTTTAACAGTAAACGAAAAAGAAACAATTCAAGCAGAAGTATTTGCTTTATTAGATAAAGAAGATCCCAAAATGGTGTCTATAGCCAACGAGCTACTCAATAAATACGTTGAAACACAATCTGGCAATAATACTATTGCTGCACAGAAAAATCCAATAGGAAATACATAATGGCCAATACAGCAGGAAATTTACCAAAATACGAATCTAACGACAGTGCTTCAGAAGTAAAAGAATTTTTTGATCAGTATCTTACACAGTCAGTATCTTATCCTGCAAATGACGTAGACGCCGTAATTGGTTTTTTTGAAAAAAGAGGCTTTGAAAAAACTAGTGCTATTGCAGTTGCAACAGCATTATTAACTCAAGCAAAAATTGATAATATTAAAGTGTTTCAGTTAATTGACACTTTACAAGGTTTAAACAAAACACAACTAAGTGATATTGTTACTAATATATTAAACTATAGTAGAGAAAAAACAAGCACACTTGGATTTAAAGTGTCATCTAAATATGAAAAACTTGAGAAGAGAAATATTATTTTCTAAAATGTCATGGGTCGATTTGCACAAGGAAAATTTACTCTCAAAAATCCTGAGAAGTATGTAGGCACAAAGACACCAACTTATCGTTCAAGTTGGGAATTTACATTTATGAAGTTTTGCGACGAACACCCTAGTGTTGCAAAATGGGCTTCAGAAGCAATTAAAATTCCTTATAAAAATCCACTAACTGGTAAACATACAATATACGTACCTGATTTTTTTATTGCATATGCAGATAGAAAAGGCAAACAACGTGTAGAGCTTATAGAAGTAAAGCCAGAAAATCAAACACTTAAAGAAAAACTAGGTAGAAGTAGAGCTAATCAAGCTGCTTGGATAGTTAATCAAGCAAAGTGGGAAGCAGCAAGAGCATATTGTAAACAAAAAGGCATATTTTTTAGAATTATAACTGAACAAGATATTTTTCACAACGGCAAGCGACGATAAATAATAGTAGCATATAATGGTAAAGGACTATGACTAAAAAACTAGAAGATTTGCTTAACATGGATGACTCTAAAGAGATTATCAAACAAGCCGAAGCACAAGAAAAGGCCCAGGCTAAACACGAACTCGCACATGAAGAAAGTTTTCGCGATATAGAAGACTTTGATAAAATTTCTAAAGCATTACCGCAAGTAAAAGGCTTAGGTGACAAAGCAGACTCTGAATTAGAAGATATTGCCCAACGTGCTTTAACAGCATATGAAGATTTAATGGACTTAGGCATGAATGTTGAAAGTCGCTATAGTGGTCGTGTTTTTGAAGTTGCTGGTAGTATGCTTAAAACTAGTCTAGATGCCAAAACTGCTAAACTAGATAAAAAACTAAAAATGATTGAGCTACAACTTAAAAAAGAAAAAATGGATAAAGATAGTGGCTCAGACGAAGGTATAATTAGTGGCGAAGGATATGTAGTTACTGATCGCAACAGCCTACTAGAGAGACTTAAAGGGCTCGATAAAGATAAATAACATATAACGGGAAATATGTACAATGGAAACAAGATTTCAAGAAATATTAAATGAGTCTAAAAAGACTTACAATTTTAAAATAGGTATTGCAGGAGAGCTACCAGAAGGCTGTGAAAAAAGCATTAAAACTTGCTTGGAAAAGTATAGTGTTGCTAGTATGTCTAAAGGTAAAAAGACTCCAATACAAGAACGTCCACTAGATTTCCCCCAGCTAGAAAACATGGAAGTTACATATTTTGAAGTCGAGTTAAATTATCCTTCAACACAAACAGTATTACAAGAATATATTGGACAGTGCTGTAATATTGATCAAGCATATATCATTGTACGTAATCCAGAAGAAATGCAAGAAAAGTATCAAGAAATGCCAGAAGATACTACTTATGAAACCTTATTAACCAAAGAAGACATGGCTGGCGAAAGCGCACAAGAAAGTGTTGGCAATAACCGTGTTATGGATCTTCTTAAAGAGTTAGAAAAAGCTCGTAAAGAACGCGAGCACGAACCAAGTGCAGCGGCACCGGAGGCAAATTAAATGGAAATGAAAAAAATACTAGAATCTCTAGACGAATGTGGAACAATGGAAGGAATGCCAATGGCACCGCAGCCACCGATGCCAGCAACTGAAGGCTCTCCTGTTTCAATGAATGTAAGCATCAATGCAAGTGGTAAAGATCATGTACAAGACTTAATCGATATGATGAAGAATGCAGGTCTTAGTGATGCAAAACCTGCAGATGCAGAAATGTTACCAATGCGCAGAGATATGGAAAGACTACGTGATATCGTTGACGGTCCAAAAGACATGGACGATCTAAAGCCAGGCATGCAAAGTGAACCTTGTCCAAAATGTGGCAAAGTACACATTGGTATGAGCAGTTGCAACGATTCTATTGAAAATGACGATGAAGCAGTAGCAGAATACGATAACGAGCCAGATGAGCGTTACGGGTCAATTGATGATATAATTGATTCAGGTGATGATTTACACAAGTCTAAAAAATCATATCCTGCAACAGCAGGCGGTGACAATCCAATGGCTTTAGAAGACGACGAAGAAACACTAGAACAACAAATTCTTAAATCACTAAAAGACGAATACGCAAACTTTAAAGAAGCTGATGACGAAGCTGATGACGAAGAAGGTGAATGTCCTGAATGCGGCGAGCCAGGCAAGAAAAAATTAATGGCTTGTAGCAGTTGTGGTTGTAAATAAAAAGGTATTAGGAGATAAACTATGCAATATTGGGTAACAATAGACTGGGGTCCAGGAGTTGAAGATAAACCTCATGAAGCATTTGTAACTGTAGATGACAGCGAGACAAATGTTGAGGCATCTATTAAAGCACAACTACAATCAGATCACGGACTAGTACCAGAAAGTATTATGGTAGGTGGTTCTGCTCTTCCTAACGGTGGCATTCTAGCAGCAGATCCAGAAGAACCTAATAAAAAACCTGTTACAGGTGCAAGTGCTAAAGTAGGCAGTACAACTACTGTATAATAAATCCATCATAATTCAATAGGGCTTTCAAGCCCTATTCTTTTGGTTAAATACTAGCATGAGTAAGAGTTTAGACGGCGTATTAACCAAAAAAGCCAATACTAAAGAAACATATACTGAAGCGCAAATACAGGACCTAGCAAAGTGTATGGATCCTGATGAAGGTTATCTTCACTTTGCACGTAAGTTTGCATATATTCAACATCCAGTAAAAGGTAAACTTTTATTTGACCCTTACGAATACCAATTACGGTTAATGCATTCATATCATAGTTATAGATTTAACATTAACATGATGCCTAGGCAGACAGGTAAAACTACTTGTGCTGCAATTTATTTGGCATGGTATGCTATGTTTAATCCAGATCAGACTATTCTAATTGCTGCACACAAATACACAGGTGCGCAGGAAATTATGGCACGTATTCGCTATGTATATGAAACATGTCCAGATCATATTAGAGCAGGTGTTACAAGTTATAACAAAGGTAGCATCGAATTTGAAAATGGATCACGTATTGTAAGTCAAACAACTACAGGCAACACAGGACGTGGTATGTCTATCTCGCTACTATACTGTGACGAGTTTGCGTTTGTGCAACCTAACATTGCGGAAGAGTTTTGGACTTCAATATCTCCTACACTAGCAACAGGTGGTCGTGCTATTATTACTAGCACACCTAACTCAGATGAAGATACATTTGCTACTATTTGGAAACAAGCAGAACAAAAGTTTGATGAATACGGAAACGAAAGCGAAGTAGGCATAAACGGATTCCATGCATTTAGGGCAAGTTGGGAAGAACATCCTGATAGAGATGAAAAATGGCGTGATGATGAGATTGGACGTATTGGTGAAGAAAAGTTCCGTCGTGAATACGGATGTGAATTCTTAGTATTTGACGAAACACTCATTAACTCAATTAAACTTGCTGCAATGGAAGGTAATAGTCCTATACTTAATATGGGACAAACACGTTGGTATAAAAAACCTACCAGTCAATATACATATGCAGTAGCACTTGATCCTTCAATGGGTACAGGTGGAGATTATGCTGCAATACAAGTATGGGAATTACCTAGTTACGAACAAGTTGCTGAATGGCAGCACAATCAAACAGGTATACCTGGGCAGATAAGAATTTTAAGTGATATTTGTAAGTATATAGAACAAGAAATTAAATCAGCAAATAGCATATATTGGAGTGTTGAGAATAATGGTATAGGCGAAGCGGCACTAATCGTTATAAACGATTTTGGGGAAGAGAACATTCCGGGGTTGTTCGTTAGTGAACCCATAAGAAAGGGTCACGTTAGGAAGTTCCGCAAAGGCTTTAACACCACACATTCAACAAAAATTACTGCTTGTAGTCGCTTAAAGACTATGGTAGAAAATGATAAAATGATTATACACAGCAAGCCTTTTATATCAGAACTAAAAGGCTATGTTGCTACAGGATCAAGTTATCAAGCAAAATCAGGAATGACTGACGATTTGATAAGTGCAACACTACTTGCTATAAGAATGATGGCAGTATTAAAAGATTGGGATCCAAGAGTGTATAATACGTTTAATCAAGCAGAACATATTGAAGATTATGAAATGCCTATGCCAATCTTCATAAGTAGTAACATATGATAAATACAATATGCAGAACTTAGACTTAATAGCAGACGAACTTTTTAACAAAATACGTGGACGTTTTCCTAGTGTTACTATTGGTGACGAGGAAGGCAATGTAACCAATGAGCCTAAACTAGCTCGTTATTTTGATTTTAACTTTATGAATGAAGGTCGCCCTGTTGGTAAAGTTAGTATAAGTTTAGATAATAAAAATATAGCAGTTGTATACGGTGAAGATTTAGTTGCTAACGAAGGCGACATTACTAAAAACAATTGGTATAACTTTTTAAAAGAATTGCGTATGTTTGCTAGAAAGCGAGCACTAACATTTGATACTAGAGATATTACAAAGTCAAACTTAAATAGTAGAGATTATAAATTTTTAGCAAAAAACCGTGGCGGGGAAGAGAACATGACAGAATCTAAAATGTATGGCACATCAAGAGTAAGTTATCAAGATTTTGATGGAGCACGTTTGATGATCAAACACACAGAAAGTATTGATCAAGCAGCACCAGGAGGCAGAGCAAAGAAAGTCGGCGGCCTTTATATTGAAAGTTCAGAAGGTGAAAGATTCAAATATCCTTACAAGCATCTAACAGGCGCAAGAGCAATGGCACGCCACGTTGCAGAAGGCGGCAATGCTTATGATGATTTTGGTAAGCATATTGTAAGTATGTCAGAAGAAATGAACAAACTACGCAAGTTTAAAACTTACATGGGACGATCAGCAGTAATGGCAGAAAGCCTAGCAGGTTACATGGATGTTGTTAAAGAACGTATCGCCACAGTTAAAAAGACACTAGAATCTCTACAAAAACCAGCATACTACAAAGAAGCATTTGAAGGTTTTGAAACTGCTGTACTAGAAGAAGTTCCTAGTGATGTTGCTGAAAACTGGATCGATCAATTAACTATTAAACAGTTTAACGAAGAACTAGCAGACGTGTTCCCTTACATTTACAAACTAGTAAGCGAAGCAACTAAAGCAGAAGAACTAACTGCTGAAGATTTAATGAATGAAAAAGATCCTTGCTGGAAAGGCTACAAGCAAATTGGTATGAAGAAAAAAGGTGGCAAAGAAGTTCCTAACTGTGTACCAGAAGAACTAGAATTAGAATCAGCATTTGAAAAGTCAATGGGTCAGTTTGCAGAAGGTGCAGGCGAATACAGTTAT